GGAAGGACATTCATATCTTTTTAGATAGTATACTGCAACCATCTCGAATGCGGGCTGAACACTACAGTAAGAGCTTCTAGGACACTCAGAAACCAGCTGAGGACTTCTTATTCCACCAACTAATCACCATTCTCAGATTGCTATCCTTATCCATCCTATCATTCATTGTTTCTCTTGATCTCAAACTTAAGAATGATATTATTTCATCATCATTTCCTGATTTCTCACTTGAACTACTGCACATAGTTGACTCATTCGAAGACGTTTCTTCAGATGTACTAATTTCATCATCATCATTTGAATCTCCTTCCTTAACTTTCAATAGATTCTTTGTCAGCATTTCTTTTAATTCATCCGTGACGCCAATTTCACTTTTCTTGGTTTCATCAACTGGGAAACCTTTCAATGAAAGATATTTCACAAAATTAGATCTACCAACAGATGTTGATTTGTCAAAGAACATATTGTGAAGGAAATCTTTAGCTATAATTAAAAGCAGTTCATCCTCGTCTTCTTCATAATCATTCATACTATCATCCACATTATTACTAATTATCAAGTCAATTGCATCCAACCTGCCTTTCAAATTTCTTGCTTCATCAATTTTTTCTAACATTTCAGAATGCGTTACCCAATCTATCTGGTTTAAATCAAGGAGTTTGTCAATTTCATCCATCTGTCTGTTAAACTCATCATCTTTCTCTTTGTAGTCAACAATTATCATTTTAATTTCATCCAGCATTTTCGATATTTTGTCATTTTTTAAAACTTCCCAAAATGTTTCTGTTTTGTAAGGATTGAATTTGTTGGTCAATGCATACATTTTGGCGAGTAGTAATTTCAACATGCTATGATTTTCTGAGCCTCTGAAGATCCTAACATTTTCTGTTGCATCTTCATCCATTTGATAATCATGCAATGAATCCTTGTTCTTATTTTCTTCTGTGTGCTCGTCCATATTCAACTTGCCCACCATAAACACTTCTTCCATTAATACCGTCCTAGAATAGGAATCATCTGGTATTCTTAATGAACATGTTGACATTTCCAAAGCTTTCTTGGCTATTGCGGTAAAGGTTTTCCGTATTATGTTCCTTACGCTTAAAGTTTCCATTAGAATATCTGTCATTTTTGACAAATCCAACCCTGTGATATCCCTTTTAGTCAAATTTCCTAACAAATTTAAAGACTGCATAAGTTTGCATGATATTCCATCTATCTCAAATTCTCCATTCAAATATATGTGATCAAATGAAGAAAACATGGATTGCCAACTAACCGTAGTCACTGCTTTTTCCTTTTTTATTTTAACCCCTTCTTCGCTGCTTGTGTCGATCTCTTCATACCTTCCTATCACCTTGTTGTTTTCTATGTTGTAATAATAACTATCATAAATGCTCAAACCATCATTTGAATTTTTTCCTTCTAATCTAGAAGGTCTTTCTTTGTCATTTATTATCAATGGTATGCTTAAATTTTTTGTCTTAGTAAGATATAAGACTATATTCCTTTTGTTGTCCACTATTTCAGTTTTCTTGTTATTCCAGAAATTTAGGCTGAAATCGTTCAACTTCCCCTTGCTTTTCCAAAATGGATTGAGACCCCAATTGGGATCATCAAATCCTGTCCTTTTATACCCATGGAAACTTTGAGTTGCTGTGAACCAACTCATCAATTTGAGTATCTCCTCTACATCATTTGTATTTGTAGTTATCAGTTCTATATTTCCGGGTTCACCCGCAATTCTTATCATAACATTTCTCCTGTAGACCACTGCCACAAATTTACCTGAATAATAAGATTTATTTCCCATTTTGCTTATCTCTTGTTTTTCTTCCCAAATCAATCCAGTTTCTTCTTTTTTAAGATTGGCCATGATAAAAGAATCATCTTTGAATAATAGATAATAAAAACAAGAAAGTTTCATCAGTTTTCTATGATCATTAGTAGTCGTCAACAATGAAAGCAATGATTCTTTCAATTCTTTTGAGAGAATATTCACTTTTTTCCCTGATATTTTAACTTTCAGCATCAATAGAAGTTCATCAATGGCATATCCTCTTATTAGAGCTGATGAAACCAATTCAAATAAGCCTAACATCCTATTCAGTACCTCTTCTGATCTCCTCTTTACTTCTGGGTTTATTTCAGTTATTTTTTCAGAAGTCCCCATTATTCTATAATTAGGATCATAACAATTTCTGTATATATCCAAATAGAAACTATGTAAGTTTTTCCCATCCAAGTGACTGCTAAGATAATATTTCGCAACTCTCTCAGATATGTGGGAATGGTAAATTTCAGTAGCAGGTGTGAGTTTTGGTTTCCCTATTTTCTCAGAATATTCAAACCATGTTTTATAATAATTTTTGATTATTTCCACATCTATATACATTTTTTCAACATTCCTTGGTATTATGTCATATTTGGCCAATATACCTGGTTCAACTATCTCTGCCAAAACATGACCCATGGCATTTGATGTATCTATATCATTTTCTACTTTTGGAAGTCTATTAACAACTTTATTTCCTTTATCCACCAATATACCATCCACATCTTCTCTAAAATTGTCGGATATGTCAGTAACTATTTGTGAAATATTCGTTGAATCCATTAAACACTTATCAAAAGTTTCCACCAATTCACTATTGTCAAATTTAGTCAAAAATGCTTCGAAAACCATATTTAAAGTTTTTAAACAACTAGATATACTCATTCTAACATCATTGAATCCCTTAAAATAAAAAGAATTTGAAGTGTTTATAATTGAATTTGATAGAGCAAGCAGTTTTGGGTCACTAGTGAAGTGTGCTTCAGATAAGGATATAACCTCTTCTTGTGAAATTTCAAGCCTGTCTTTCAGGCAGGTTAAAATGTCAAAATTGTTTTGAACCAAACCTTGCAAACCTGAAGGTTTGGCATTTTTTGTGAGATCCTTTAGTTTAGTTATGGTCTTAGCCATTTTGACTTTTATAGGTAACTTTATTTGAAGACAGTTTATGAATTTCCTTGAAAAAGAATTTGTAATACCTGCTGTTTCACCTGTCATGGTTCTAGACAACAACACAAACTCTGACAAAATGTCCCTTTCAGTCTCCAGTAGGTTTCTTTCCTCTTCAACTATATCCATTGTACTTTTCAAAAAGTTTTTTATTTCTTCTTTAAGCTTGTGGGCTTGTACATCTTCATTTTCAAAATCATCCAAATTTTCATCATTAATGTCATCCTTGGTTCTTTTTACTAAAGATAAATATAGAGCAGATAGACATACTTTCATCTCTTTTGTGAAACCATTTTGCTGACCATCCCTCATTTCTTTTATTATTTTGTTCAGGTGACATTGCATTCCTCCAACGTTTATTTCGAATTGAGACAGATATCTAGGATAACCAAAAAGGCCCACCGGTAAATGACCTGGATCAATTTCAAGTCTTTCAAAATGGTTGTTCTGTCCTCTACACATTTTATACATTTTAAGTAATCTATTCATTGCCACTATGTACCAATGTCTTATCTGAATTTCGTCCGCTCCGTTTCTTAATAAGGTGTTGCATGATGAAACAACATGATACATGTCTTTCTCATAAGATACACCCAATATGTTTTTAAAACCACTTAAAGCTTGTTTCAACCATATGTTTATGACACTTGAACCATCAATAAAGAGCTGTATCATTTCACCAAAATGTTTTGACACATAACTTTTCTTTAAGTTTTGTTTCATGCAAAACATCCTCTTGACACAATATAAATAGGTGCTGAACAGCATGCATTTCTCTTTTGTAGGTCCTGTAAGTGCTACGTAACTGTCATCACTGTTCCTAATCAACTCAGCTATTATGGGCCTTGAATCTTTCTCAGGAAACCATTTAGGATAATATCTATTGAAAGTCAACTTGGCCCATTCCATAGCTAATAAAGGTGCATCAGTTGAAAGTTTGTTCAACATTCCCTGTACCCAACCTATAATACCTCTAATTGACTTATGATCTCCTAAATGCTTTTTCATTTCATCAGACATGTTCGGTACTGGGTCTTCCCCTAGAGGCTTATTGGGGAATACATTTCTGCTGCTCATCTTAGAAAGTTCAGTAGTAAGAAGTTTTTTCAAACCTCTTGGTATGGATATATTTTCATTTATCATTATTTTAAATTTTTCTATGTTGTCTGATTCTGACCATTTTGACTGATCTTGGACCAAATGGTAAAAGTGTTTATAACCATTCTTTATACTTTCTGATATTATTGATTCAGATATCAGAGAAAGGCTTTTGGATTTATTGCTGGCTTTACCTAATAAATTTCTCTCATCTTTTCCAGCTATACAATCGTAGCATTTCTCTATGCAGTATAGACCATTTTTGGTTATGAAATCCGCCGATCCTATTTGCCTTCCATTTCCTCTTTGTTCTTTTTCTGATGTGTTGTAATTAGATGTCTTGTCCAAATTAGATTTCAATATATTTATACATCTCAAGGATTCAGTGTCGCCATTCCTTATGTTCTCTTCTTGTGATAACAGACAACCTAGAAGGGCAGGTACACTCTTACCTATTTTTGTGGTTATTCTTTTAGCTGTCTCCAAGCTTTCTTTATCAAATGAATTAGCTTTCTTTGGATCTACATCTTTCTTCCCCTGATTTTTGGCAGCTTTGACAGCTTTGACAGCGTTGAGTATCTTCTGGGACTTAATATGATCTTCTTTTAACCTCATCTCCCTTTTACTTTTCTCTCTATCATTTATTTCTTTTTCTATCATATCGTTGTCCAAACAACCACTTCTCATCGAGCAATGATTTGGCGCAAGCATTGACAAAGAATTTATGATCCTCTGTTTAGATGAAACAGCATCCAACACTCTATGCCTATTTATCATGTTTGATGATTGTATTATTATATCCTTACTGAAGCTAAATTTGCCATCATAAGGAAAGGGCAAACAACCTTCTCCATTTGTCCATCTGTTTTCACCTTCTTTTTCTTTCAAATATTCTTCATTCATGTCAATTATTGATTTCATTGCTTTGTCCATGAACTGTGAGCCATAAAGTTTTTTCCCTCTAACTTGATTTAGAACCTGTGCTTCAGTGAAATGGTAGAGTGTACTATTATGTTTTTGGAGATCAATGAAAGATAGATATGTCGTTGTGTTCTCTCCTTTTAATTCTTTTTGAACTTCACCGTTTATCATGATATAAGTCTTAGACATCATCTTATCTCTCTGTTCCCAATTTTTTTCAAAATAATCGAAGAGTCTATTGGTCAAAAAAACATCGAAATCAGTTTTGAGGTTTGTTATATCACCAAGAAGTTTGCTCAGGGCACATCTTTCTGAAAAAGGCATTGAGACCATGTATTTCATGAGATCAGTTATGTTGCTAGGTCTCAAATGAGTGTCCAGAATCAACAAGGAGAAAAGACCCGAGGACTTCCTAAGGTAAACATCCATTTCTTTTACATTTTTCTTCATTATATTATTTTCTTCTTCATCCAAATGTTTCTTTTTCTTATTTAAATCCCAGTCGTAATAATTGTCAACAGCAAAAGGGAACCTCATATTTAGCAAATTAAATAAGACTATATTTAAGACTTCAGAAGCATCTTCCAGTTGATTCAGAACTTTGATGTTTTGTTTTTGCATTTTAGTTAGTACGTACACATATCTGTCAGTTTCTTCTTCCAACAAAATTAAATTGGATTTTGAATTTTTTTGTCTTATGTAGCTTTCCATGCTGGCTACATTCAATTTGGAATAAGCCGTCAGAACTTGGAAATCATAATATTCATTTGTTTTGTAACTGCTGTTTGTCCTATGCACTAAAAACAGAGTCAAGCTGTTAGCTGGTGAACTGTAGTATATGCCCTGTGTTTTTGTGGCTCCCATCCTCTTTAAATCTGTCACAAACTTTGAATATATGTCGGTTAGAGTCATACACTTCAATCTATGTATTCTTGACATTAATGAATTTATTTTTACATCAGACATTATATCTCTTTTCGTTCTACTGTCACTATCAAAAGTATTTGAAATCATCTTGGACCATTGATCTTTTTTCAATTTGCCATAATAGGATTTTTTATCATAAAATGACCCGATTTCTTCTATTTCATCTTCAATTCTGGCTATTGATCTTTTCCATTCTTTAGTTGGCACGCTTGGCAATTTTATTTTTTTACCAAGTCTTATATTTTCTCTCTTTCCTATAAGTTTTTCTATCTTTTTCTTTTCTATATCTCTAACATATTTGGCCGGCCCTTCTCTCTTATTGAACTTTCCCAGTTCCATGTTTTCATAAGAACATTCAAAAGGTGAAGACCTTCTGTAATTAGTCTTGATTGTTAGATAATCTTTCCTATATTTCTCACTGCTTATTTTTTCTTTGTACTTTAAAATTCTTATTTCATTGGCCATTTTCCTCATTTCTGACAAAGCAGACTTGCTAGGCAGGTAAGACTTCATGAGCCCATCATTGTCACTTAAATCTATTAGCATTTTTTCCATTATGTCAAAAGTGTTCAGATTTAGATCTCCTTTGTCCTCAAGATTGTAGAAGAATTGTATGTGAGGTTTAGGCTCCTTGGGTTCGTAACTTAAATCATTAAGTTCTTCAAAATCACTTTTGATCTTATTCAAATCCATGGTCGAAGTTTCTACAGTCCCATCAGTTTCCAGTTGGCCGTTGTCCAGTATGTGTCTTATGATATCATCCGCCAAATCTTCGTCTGTAAATTCACACACATTTAGATTGCTTGGACTTATTAAATCATTTCCTCCAAAATAATCCAACATTAGATCCTGCTTCATTTTGCCCTGTAGTAGGATGAGAAAACCATTTGTGTCTTGAACTCTTCTTGATAGCATAATTTTCCTATTTGTGGCTAAAAGTATGGCTTCTCTATAATCATTCACATCGTCAGGTATCTCACTTTGAAATCTTTCTACGCAATCTTTCAATAGCAAATTCAAATTGTTACAATTTTCCTCAAGAATCACATTATATTCGCCCACTCTGACATAAGGGTTGTTCTCAGCTATTTCCTGCCTTAAACCATCATATTTGGTTGATTTTTTATTACCTGAATTTATTACAGATCTGGTTACTGTTATATCTCCAATGTACAGACTATTGTCATTATGATTCATTATAAATATGTCTGGAGTTAGATTCCTATATTTTCTTATCGGATCCATGTTGACTCTCCTCAGTGAATCATTAATGATTGCATCACCTATTACAACGAATCTATCCTGGGTGGGTTGTATCATTCTTCTTATTAACTCCTCGAATGCATTAGATCTTTCCATATCATAAGCCTCAAAAGCTAAAAC